GATTATACTCCATTTCGCGTCCGAATTGGTAGATTCGACCCACTGAGGTCGAGGCAAAGTCCTTGCGGTCTTTGCGTATGTCCATTAGAAGTCTGACCTTAGTTACATCGTAATAAGGAAGGTCCCGCTTTGCGGTGGCCCTAATCAGAGCATCTATGGTGCCTCGGTTATCATCCGGTATCCGGATGAGTTCCTCGGCAAAGAAGCCATATCGATTCGATATGACTGTATCGTCTTCAGAGATCTGAAGACCGAAATGAGACACAGTTTTCTCATATATCTCCAACGCTGCTTCAGCATTGGATGTAAGTGTAATGTGGTCGTCACCGACCACTGCGGATACGGCCATGGTAGCCAGGCCTATCCTGATAACTGCAAATAGATTCGCCATCGTGAGAATCACCTTGCAGCCTGAGTCGCCCATAAATGTGGCGCATGAAGTATCTCCTTCCCAGAAGAACTTCCCAGCACGGAACTTAACGTGCCTCGACGTCGTGAGACATCGAATTAACAGTTCAGAATACCATTTCGGTATTTTGAGGATCCTATGAGCCATCCTAAGGAGGGCTTCAGTAGCGGACCAAAATAAATGATCTGTCGCTTCAGACAGATCCGTCGACAGCATGGCTAATTCTGCTTGTTCGAATATCCAGGCCAGATCCGGCCTGGATGCGGTCAATGACCTGACGAAGGCCCATCCGTGCCTTCCTTCTGTAATCCCTGCCCTTGCGGCGGGATACTCTTGTAAAACCTTGAGCCACATGTGTGACCAAGGAGAAAGTACGCATCCGTGTGAGAATGCGTTTACTGTAATGATGCGGGATTTTGCGCCGCCTTCATTCACGGAAGATGCTCTGACTTGCATCCTCTCGTCAAAATTATCCCTCATATCTCGGAGGGAATAATGGAATAGAGCTTCCCCAGGTTGCCTGCGGGACTCTACACACTCAAGGAGATCTAATCCGGTCTCCAAGTCTACCTTCTGATAAGAAGGTGTTTGAAGTAGCCTTTTTGCAAAGGCTAGCTTTCCTCCTTTTGCCTTTGGCATTTCCAAACAGGCGGAGGTAGAGATTGAAATCCTAGCATGAGCTCGGATTTTCTTTAAACTTTGCGGTGCAACCGCAAGTGTTTCTTCCAGAGTACTGAGATTGTACTCTGTATGTGACCTTGGATCCTCCTGGGTCACATTCTTAACCCACTTCTTAGCTGAATCCTCAACTAAAGAAGGTGTGGGTATTCCCATTGCACGACCCTGACAAAAGGTCGTGACTCGATAAGCTGC